GATGTCCGCTGTAGCGCAGCCGGGAACCCTAACACACCGGTAGAGATGTTAACTGAACTGGCTAAGGATATCAAATGGGGTGTCCGCCGTAGCGCAGCCGGGAACCCTAACACACCGGTAGAAGTGTTAACTGAACTGGCTAAGGATAGCGACAGTGATGTCCGCTGTAGCGCAGCCGGGAACCCTAACACACCGGGTTATAAAGAAACAACCTACGATTTCGTAGTCACTAAAAACTATGTGGCGGTAAAAGGAACTAATCATATGTGGTATAAACACAATTACCCCCAAATCGCCCCTTTTTATACTTGTGGATGTTTCTGCGGTTCAAGAGAACAACTTCTCGTTAGAATCTATTCGATTGATAATATAAGTTGTGATCCGGCAATAAGGGTTAGAATACTTAATGCTTTAGACAACAAATTCAAAGAGGTGTTCGGTCGGTAGAAGAAAAACAGAATCAGAGGGAATGGGGGAGTATCAACATTAAACAGGTAATCACCAATATGAGTACAATTAATTTAAACGAACTCCGCGACCGGGCATACAAAATTGCACGAGATCATGGTTTTCACGATGCCGACTGGAGCAATGAGCATCTCCTTTGTCTTGTTATCAGCGAACTGATGGAAGCGGTTGAAGCAGATAGAAATGATAGCAGAGCCAATATGATAGGCTTCGAAACCTGCATAAAAAATGCCTATCAAGGCATTGTTCGGGACGATTGGTTTCTGAAAGCTTACAGAGCCGATATTAAAGGAAGTGTTGAAGAGGAACTTTCCGATGTGACCATATGTTTGCTTGATCTTGCGGGACTTCGCAAGATTGATTTATCCGAATTACAAGGACCGCTATTCGATAAATTCAATATTACCCCTGAATTTATCAGTTGGAAATCTCAGATTGAAGAGATGAGCTTCACTGAAAGAATATTCTGCCTATGTTCTCTTTTAACAAGCAGAGAAAGTATTGAAGATGTTGTCAGATCATCTATAGTGATAATATTCTTACATGCTGATATATTGGGTATTGATCTTCTTTGGCATATTGACCAGAAGATAAAATACAACACACTCAGACCTGTAATGCACGGAAAGAAGTATTGATTAACAATAAAAAGTATGGAAAAAGTTTTTATAACTAAATAAGCCTTAACAAAAGGCATATTGGAAAAAGAAGCGGAAATATGCGATTATGGAAATGGACATATAAGAGCATACGTGAAAGGAGAGTTTTCGAGTTATTCTTTAGGTAAAGAAGCTTTTAGGACAAGAGAACAAGCTATGGAAAGAGCCGAGAAGATGAGATTAAAAAAGATCGCTTCTTTGAAAAAACAGATAGAAGCATTGGAAAAGATGAAATTTTAAAAACAAGTGAATCATGATATACAAAAGTCACAATCACGCCTATTATAAAATAGAAGATGGATTGCTTTATGAAGCATACACCACTATACGCGGTCCGAGATTTAGAACTATTGGACGGTTAAAGTATCCTGACAGGAAAAGGGTACCACCTGAAGAGATAAGTTTGGTTGAGCAGGCTTTACGAGAATGGGGTAATGTTTAACGTATATATTAAAAAATTATGAACAGCAACGCACATGAATATAAGGTCAATGCCACCAAAGTAGCATTGCATCTGCTACGAGAGCCCGACATATTCGAAACGAATATGAAATTGTTTTGCGCTAAAGATCTTGAAGATGCTTTTATAGCTGGTGCAGAGTGGCAATCAAGGCAAATGGCATGGATAAGTGTGAACGATAAACTGCCCGAATACGGACATCGTCATTGACGATCTCACTATTTATTCTCACACAAAAAATGTGATTGTGCTTTATAAAAATGGATGTATTGGAAAAGGGAAACGCATTTATGTGAATGAGATAAATAAGAAAGGCTGGCAATGGTCTTGCTTAAAAGGTGAAGATATTACCCATTGGATGTATTTCCCGGATTAACGAACAATTAAATAAAGAATAATATAATGAACCTAAAACAATTCAAATATTGGCTAAGGATAAACGGTTTTCGTCCGGAGCAGTTCGGAACCGGCACAAAGTGGAATCCGATTAAGTTAACAACTAAAAAGAAATGAAGATAGTAACAATCATGTGCCTGCTGGCCATGCTCGCCGGATGCACACCGCAGAAAGTGGTAATTACAAGTAAGCCAAACCGGTTTGTAAAACAGTTTCAACAAGCGGATTCCGCATTTAACAAGCAATACGGAAAGGAGGAAGGTTATGGGAAATTATTATGATAAAGATAGTGTATATCATATAGTGCCAAATGAAGAGGCTTTAGATAGAGGTCCTTATGCCTGGAAAGGCTCATCTACTAAAGAGGGAAATAACCGAAAAGCTATTGCCAAGCGGAGAAAGAAAAACAAGAATAAGAAAACTCATAGATAAATAGAACTGAGTCGGAGTAGCTCAAATCACGAAAGGAATAAGCATCCGAGGTGTAAACCTCGCCTCAGATCGGCAACCGCAAATCTTGAAAGTGGTAGACCTTGACATTTGCAATGGTCCGGTAGGCAGGAGCACGGTAGGGTGAGTATTAATAATCAATGTTTAATTAATCAACTCCGCTGTTAAAGGACAGTGTCCGGTGAGAGACCGGTTATTTTGTTTCTATTTATTATTTCAAACAACATCCCGGTGTACTTTGATAGGTTATCCGGGAACAATTACCGCCAGGAGGCAGGCAACAGGGCGCATAGCTTAATGGTAAAGCGTCCCCGACCGGGGAAGAAAGGGGTTCGATTCCCTAGCATCCACAAACACTTTAAATAATAAAAGACATGGGACAAGAAAATCAAACAACAGAACTGCAGATTACCCAGGCAAAACAAGCTGCCGAATTTGCACTTACTCCGGTCGGACAGATGGTGAAACAGTTCGAGGTCATGCAACGCATGGCAAAGATGTACACGGAAAGCACAATCGTACCAGAAGCCTATAAAGGCAATGTTGGCAACTGTGTGATTGCGATTGATATGGCAACACGTATGGGCGTGAATTCGCTGATGGTCATGCAAAACCTTTACATTGTCAAGGGCAACCCCTCATGGTCGAGCAAATTCCTTATTGCTACCATCAGCATGAGTGGTAAATATTCATCCCTACGATACCGAAAACGAAGTCTCGGTAAGGTCGGAAAGATCAAATATAACGAAACGGTTTGGGATAATGTTGCTAAGCGTAATACCATAGTGGTAAAAGAGTTTGACGGTACAGATGTTGACAACATTGAATGTATTGCCTACGCAACTGAACTTTCTACAGGGGAGACACTTGAATCCGATCCTATAACGATTGAAACGGCAATTAAGGAAGGATGGTATACAAAAACCGGTAGCAAGTGGGTTACAATGCCAAGCCTTATGCTTACTTATCGTGCTGCTGCATTCTGGCAACGTATGTACTGTCCTGAAATCAGCATGGGATTCTTGACTAAAGAAGAAGCTGACGACATACAGGATGTCGAATATGAAGAAATCAAGCCAAAAAACAAGCTGGCCGATCTGGCAAGCATAGCAGCCGCCCCAAAAAAAATGGAAGAACAGCAACCATCCCCAGTTGAAAAGCAGAGACGGATAGTAAACAACCCCTCACAAAAAAACCTGTTATGATTGATAATGCAGCACAGCATACGATAGCTTGGTTCCGCGCCCGTCATGGGAATATCACAGGCAGCAATGTCGGCTTACTAATGAAAAGCGGGCGCACGGACATCTTTTCTGAAACAGGGAAAAGCTACATATATCAAATAGCATCAGAAAGGGCAATGAATCCGGCTATCGTTAATGACGATAGCCAGTTTGCCGAATATCTCAAGCAAACGGAAGTGACCAGCAAGGCGATACGATGGGGCAACGAACAAGAGGCGGATGCTCGCAACCTGTATGCCGAAATATCCGGTCTGCATATTGTGGAGGTCGGTTCGTGCAAACATCCTACCATTCCACATTTTGCCAGCAGTCCAGACGGTTTTTACTACGACGAGAACACCGGCATAAAGTCCTGTCTGGAAATAAAATGTCCCAACCAGGCAACATTCATGCGCTACAAGAACGAGATTTATGACAACGCATCCCTATTAAGCGTAAAATATGAATACTTCTATCAGTGCATGGCACACATGATGTGTACAGGGGCGAAAGAGGTATATTTCATTGTCTATAATCCATACCAATCCGATCCGATACACATCGTCCGTATCCTGCCGGATGAAAAAATATTCGCGGAAATGGATAGGCGTATACGCCTTGCTAACGATTTGATAGATAAAATAATTAATTAAACCCAATATGAAAACACAGCAGTTAATAACAATAAAAGAAAGCGACCTTGAACTGGTAGTTAGTGAAAAAACATTAGGTAGCCTTACTACTAATGCGATCCAAATCAGAGACATGGTAAAATCAACTCTTCCCATGTACGATATATCTAACTATAACGATGACAATATCGACCAAGCGAAGAGAGATAAAGCTGCTCTCAACAAGGCGGCCAAACTTCTCAACTCAAAACGTCTTGAAATCGAAAAGGAATTTATGAAACCTTTCGGAGAGTTCAAGGAAGTTGTGGCTGAAACCGTAAAATTGATTGGCGAATGCTCTGCCAAGATTGACACGGTAGTCAAGCAGAACGAGCAGCAGTATAAAGACAAGAAACTTGCCGTTATCCGTTCCTATTTCGACGATGGAAATACGAATCTGATCGACTTTCGGAAAATCTTCAAGCTGGAATGGCTTAACAAGTCCACAAGCATGAAAGCGGTACAAGCAGACATTGAAACGGTTTTCGCTAAGGTTGACGAAGATCTTGAAACGCTTAAAGGCTTTGGCGGTGATGATTTTGACGTACTTCGCACATACTATATGGACACGATGAACATTGGCAATACCATCCAGTATGCTAATCGTCTGAAGGAACAACGCGAACGTGCCCAAGCAGCAGAAGAAGCACGTATCAAAGCTGAACAGGAACGAAAAGAACAGGAAGAAGCACGTAAGAAAGTAGAAGCAGAACAACCCAAAGTTAGCCAACCCAATCCTTTTAATACGGCTAATCAAAGGATGAATGGGCAACCTTCTTTTATGGATCAGCCTAAAGAACAGCCTGTGCCGGCACAGCCGGAACTTCTAACTCGTGCCTTCAAGGTCACAACAACCCGTGAAAATATTATCGCTCTCGGCAACTTCATGAACGAACACGGCATTGACTTCGACAAGATAGAGGTTCCATGACTTGAGGATGAAGACAGGATAAGTAAAACAGACGTTAAAACAATCATAGGTCTGCTCAGTCGGTCGCAAGTACTAATAGACGCCAACTGCTCTAAGCCGGTCGATCTGGATGTAGCCCACAGATGCAGGAAGATGGCCCGTAAATTAGAAAGGAGCTTGAAATGAATGATTACGAATACATTCCGGATTGGAAAGTCTGGGAATAGTCGAATAGTATGTTTTGCATGGTATTAGTTTAGGTTAGTTTCCCCTTGCCGTCCGTGAGGATATGCAGAGGGGAGTTTTGGGACGAAAGGGAGTGATTGCGTAAGCCATAGTGTCAGGTCGGTTCGATTCCGCCCCGTCCCACAAAAGATGTTGAATTAAAAATTATTATAGAAATGTTTGGTATTTGTGATTTGAATAGTATCTTTGTGGTGTTCACGCCAAGAACAAGACATATTAGCTTGAGTAAATGGGTATATTTTTATGCTCATTTGAAAGCGTATATCACAAAGATATAAGGCTGTCACTCCCATTGGATACCCACTGCTCATGCTGTGTGTACTGTTCTTGGCGGAACGGGAGGCGACAGCCTTTCTTCATTCTATACTCAAATACTTGTCCTAAAATGCCAAGAACAGGAAGTATTAGAGCGAACGTGAATAATAGTAATGTTCAATCTACGCCCAACAGTGCGAAAACTGTATCTTATCAAAAGTTTGAAATAGAAAAGAACGCCAAAAACAAGGCTTACTACTTCATCTTATCCAACGGACTTTTTGAAGCATTTGCAGAGTTCTGCAAAAACTATCATTCAAGCAGCCCTCACAAGGATTGTTTTGATTGTCTATTGTCAAATTTTTAATCATATTTTCTTATGGAAGAAATCTGGAAAGATATATCCGGATATGAAGGACTATATCAAGTTTCTAATATGGGCAGAGTTAGGTCCAAGAAAAGGATATTTGAAAATAAGGGAACCGGAAAATATAAAAGAAATACCAGAATTTTATTATGTAGCAAACATAATAAAGGATATCTAACAGTGACACTATTTAAGAATGGGAGATATAAACGTTTTCTTATTCATAGATTAGTAGCTAAGGCATTCCTGCCTCATGATATTTTCAGAAATCAGGTAAATCATATTGATGGAAATAAGACAAATAACAATATATCAAATATAGAATGGTGCAGCTCTTCTGAAAACCAGACACACAGAAGAGATATTTTAAAAAAGAAATTTGCGACTGGTAAACCTGTTATTCAGACTGATAATAAAGGGGATATTATAAGACAATTTGAATCAATATTACAGGCTGCTAAATTAACAGGAATAAAACACCAGAACATATCTAGAGTATGCAATGGAAAATACAGACAAGCAGGAGGTTTTAGGTGGAAATTTTTAAAAAACATATAATTATGACAAGTACATATTTTGAATGTAAAGTCTCCTATGAAAAGATAATGGAGGACGGAAAGCAAAAGAAAGTGACGGAGCCCTATTTGGTCGATGCCTTGTCGTTTACAGAAGCAGAGGCACGTATCATTGAAGAATTAACCCCTTTTATCAGCGGTGAGTTTGTGATAAAAGACATCAAGCGGGCAAAGTTGTCCGAGATATTCTTCAATGAAAATGGCGACCGCTTCTATAAGATCAAAGTCTACTTTATTACGCTCGACGAGAAAAGCGGAGCTGAAAAGAAAACAGCTGCACAGATGCTGACACAAGCCTCCAATTTGAAAGAAGCTATCGAAGTGCTGGAAAAAGGAATGAAGGATACTTTGGCCGATTACGAAATCGCTTCTGTTACCGAAACCGCACTCGTGGATATATTCCCGTATGATGCCGAAGATGACAAAAATACGGATAAAACAGCCGACGCCAACAATCCATCCGTCCGTAAATTCTTCCAGTCCCTACCTGAAGGATGTAAGACGGAAATCACCGTATCGGGAAAGAAGATCATCGTAGACAAGACCGGACGTGACACGGTTGTAACACCGATGGATGAAGGATGAGAAAGGAAACAGTTCGATGGATTTTGGATACGACATACCGGACTATGAACCGGATGAATACGATAATTACGATTACGAATGAGACATATAGAAGATCAATTACAAAAGTCAATAGTCAGATGGTTCGATTTGCAATATGCGAACCTCAGACACTTGCTGATACACGTTCCTAACGGAGGCTATCGCAATGCAGTCGAGGCAGCGAAGTTTAAACAAATGGGTGTCAGAGCCGGGGTCCCGGACCTCATTTTGCTATATCCAAATAAAGAACACCCGTTTATGGGGATCGAGTTGAAGGCCGGAAAAAACAGGCAATCCGTACACCAGAAGGAATACGAAGCTGAGTTTGGTCGGATCGGCGCCAAATATGTCGTTGTCCGTTCGATCGGCGAATTCATGAAAGTTATGAATGAGTACTTAAACAACGTATGACGATGGAGAAAGAGATAAAAGAAATAAGCGATTATCTAAACACCACCTGTTCGAACAATCCGGCGGAAATACAAGAGCGCATATCCGTCATCATGGTCTACATGATGCGTACCGGCGAAATGCTCGCAGAGGCAAAAAAAATACTCCGGAAGAAAAAGTCTGACGAGATACAGAACATGATCATCCGGATAGCGAAAGAAAATTGCCTGTCGGCCAAAGTGCAGAATGCCTTGCTGGACAGTATCGCGGAAGACGAATGCTATCTGGTCGACCGACTGGATAGACTCAATGCTTCTTGCACGCATCAACTGGATTCGCTTCGAAGCCTGCTTAGTTACGAGAAGGAATCGCTTAGATTAAATAAGACTGGGTATTGATTATGAATAGATAACTAAAGTTTAAAAATTTAATTCACAATTATTTAAACCATAAACTAACTATATTAATGAGTATCTTTATATCATTAACAACAAACTGGATAACAATGGATAAATCAAGATATGGCTAAAGCGAAAACAGGATTATCTTTCTATTCTATGGATTCCGACAGGTTCCAGGACATCCGGATAAAGCGATTGAAAAAAGATTGCGGATGCGATGGTTTTGCCGTTTACGAATATATACTCAATGAGATCTACCGGGTAAGAGGCTGTGTCCTCGTGTGGGACGAAAGTACTGCCTTTGATGTAGCCGAATACTGGGGATTGAAGGAAACAAAGGTGAATGAGATAGTACGCTACTGTTGTGCTGTGGGTCTTTTCAGCAAGGAACTGCTCTCTAATGGGAGTGTACTTACTTCACCATCCATTCAATCAAGATACATTGATATGTGTATCCGGGCGAAGCGGAAAGGCATAATAATTCCGGAAGAATGCGACATTATTCCGGAAGAATCGCGAAAAATACTGGAAGAATATCGAAAAACTCAGGAAGATTGCCGTAAAGTAAAGAATAGTAAAGTAAAAGAAACTCTCTCTATCGAGAGAGAAAAGAAAAGCGAGCCTTCCGGCTCTTTCTCCCACCCGGACCATCCGGGATTTCACCCTGAAAAAGTGGACAAACCACTGGATGAATGCAAAGCGTTCGTATGCGCTGATTCCGCATGGCTTGAAATAATCCACAGGCAGCAATATATCGGCATGAACGAGATTCACGCCTATCTGGAAGAGTTTTTCCGTGAGCTGTCATGCCGGAACGTGAGAATGAAATCGCCGGAAGATGCGGAAATCCATTTCGCATCATGGCTAAGTATCAAACTTGAAAACCTAAGAAAAAATGCAGGGAATAGGAGGAATCATACATCCGCCGGTCCAAAACGCTACGGGGAGCCTTAAGATCGATCTCGATCCGTACAAACGGTGGTTCCTGCATGTAGCCGAGCAGGTGACAAAGGGAACATTCCGCATAGATGAGCGCAACAGGGACTTAGTAAACAACCTGTTCCTGTACTTCCACCTCCAGGAAGGGCGGCTTGACAGGAGAAAGGGCATCTGGCTGGAAGGCCCTGTAGGTACAGGCAAAAGCACATTGATGCAAGTGTTCAGCCAATATTTCAAGAGCCTTAGGATGGGGTTCAGGGTCTATATATGCAGCCAAGTGACAACGGATTACTCGCTAACAGGTGATCCTAGCCGGTATCTGGATAACGCAGGATGGTCATCATCCGGACCAGTGCCAATGTGTTTTGACGAACTTGGCAGAGAGCCGATTCCGACCAAGTATTATGGCACGGAACTGAACGTCATGCAGCATATCCTGCACATCCGATACAGCTATTGGCAGACTACTGGATTAAAAACTTTTGTCACAACCAATGCTGACGGGGATGAAATAGAACGCTTGTATGGCGATTTTATCCGTGACAGGAGGAAGGAAATGTTTAACATTATTCCTGTAACAGGGGATAGTCGAAGGTAATAGAATTATGAAAATCAATGTATTCAGGACCCAATGCAAGATCGGATCAAAAGTCTTGTACAAAGGAAAAGTAAGAATTATTGCGGACATAGACCGGAGCACGAACAGCATCTCGTTTTCCGGCTACAGATGGATAAGATGCACAGAAGCGAAGCTACTGCCATGAAACAATACAACAGTTGGGATGAAATAGACAAGGACACCGGCGGTCTTGTTACGAGTCTGACATATATCGTCCTATTCGTCAATGACCAAGTGTATAATTTCGAAATGCAGCTTTCCGATCACATCAAGGGATGCGGACTTTATCGCCAAAAGGTCAAAATGCTGGTCAACAGCATGGACCGCCAAATGGCCGCATACAACAGACAAATATGCAGAACCGCAGGTGTAAACGCGGAAGCCATGGCCCTCATTACGCAGAGCATGGAGGACGATATCAAGCCTCATATAGATCGCTATGGATTTACCGTCAGCCAGGCATTGCATAATGCCGGATGCCATGAAGATTTGAATAAAGCTCTTTCCATTTGCTCTACGGTGGACATGCTATGCCAGACATCCCAAATTACCATCCGGGATTTCTTTACCGCCATAAGCAAATATGCCCCACTGGCTTACAATCCCCTTCGGTATCTCACCATGGATAAGATGCTGCACTTTGCAAGGGAGCTTACAGAGGTACTTACCCCCAAAGAGATACATGTAAATTTGAATGAGTTGCCAGAAATTGCAAACGCTTTTCAGGCCATAGCAAACAATATGCTTAGGGCGGAAGTATTTGAAAAAGCGTTTGAATCATGCGAAAAATGACAAAAAAAGATGAAATATGAAAGATTGGATAGAAGAAGAAATAAAGCGCCTCGAAAAGGAGCGCGACAGGAATTTGGCAATACACTGTGACTATGTGGCCGCTAAATATCAAAGGATGATTGATAAGATTAAGATCAAGAAAGAAGATAAAAATTAAAAAGAATATGAATATGAACGAATTTATGACTATACCAGGAACAACTTATATTGTCACTCCTGATTTAAAAATAATCAACTCAAAAACAAATAAGGAAAACCGTTGTACTAATATATCTGTATTAATGGATGATGGCCTTAGGCACGGTTTTAGACGTGAACGCCTAATCTATGCGGCCAAAAACAATATTAACCCGTTGCATATACCTAAATATATTATTGTCAATAAAAACGGAGATGGGATGGAGAGGTATGATTTTTATAAAAAGCACAAAAGAGGGAGTGTAAAGTGTAGATATCCGTTTGATGTTAATGAGTATGAAAAACTAATTGATTGCCTGAAAAAAAAGGAACGTCCTTTATTTATTATGAATTACATTAAAGATATAGAAAATTATTGCAAGTTTCATTTGGAGGTATCGAATGAAGAAGCGTACGAATTAGCAATAAGCGCGATTATGGCAACAATTGATAATGTGGAAAATGGCGTCTTTCCGCAATCTATAATGGGATATATACTAGGAACCTCTAAGAAAATGCTTTCCGCAAGAATAAAATATAATAAAACATTTCTTAACAAGCTCGATAAACGATATGAATAAGGACGACTTATTTAAGGTGTTTTTAATAAATGACCTGATGGATTTGCCTAATGCCGTTACTAAAATTTTAGATATGGATTTAGAAGATAGGAATAAAATATACCGAGAGTTGATTAGACTGAACGATAACGATTTGTCTTATGACTGGTTTCAAGAAGTTTACGAAAGTGATTTATCTGAAAGAAAGCAAAAAAAACAGGACTTCACACCAAATTCTCTGGGAGTATTATGTTCATTACTAACATCTCAAACCGGAAGTATACATGAACCTACTGCCGGAAATGGATCTATGATCATTGCGGATTGGTGGCAACGTTGTACGAAATTATTACCCTGGGAACATTTCCCATCTCAGAATATTGTATCATGTTGGGAATTATCTGATAGATCAATTCCTATACTTCTTTTAAACTTATCGATTAGAGGAATTATGGGGTATGTTTATCACGGGGATGTATTAACAAAAGAAGTTAAGCAGAAGTATATCCTTCTTAATCGCAAAGATGATACACTTTCCTTTTCGGAAATAATAAAAGCAGATACTAATGCCAAAATAGTACAAGAATTATGAAATTAAATGATGTATATAATAAATGGTTGTCTGTCAAGAGAAGACAAGTTAAGGAATCAACACTAAGCTGTTATCAGCTCATATATATAAAGATACTGGCTCCTAGATTTGGATCTACAGATGTGGAGACCATGAATAAGAAGGTTGTTACAACATTTCTTTATGAACTTCTTGATTCAGGCACTAAGTCAAAGAAATACTGCTCAGATATCCTTATAGTCATAAAGATGCTTATTCGCTACGCTGGTGACGAATTGGACATCAATGTTCCCGATACAGCTTGGAAGGTTATTTGGCCAACCAATAATAAGGTTGGCGTTTCAAAATTAGAACGTTACACGCAAGAAGAATATCGTAAAATTGTTGAGTATGTTATGGATAATCCATCACCTCGCAATTTAGGCATTTTATTAACAATATGCACAGGCATGAGGATTGGCGAAATTTGTGCGTTACAGTGGCGGGATATAGATATTGTTGGCAATACAATTCATGTCAATAAAACAATGGAGCGCATATATCTTCCTGGAAATATCGGTACCGACAGGAAAAAGACGGTGGTTGAGATAGGAGCTCCTAAAACTAGTTCATCAGATAGGCACATACCTATTCTTAAAAATATTTTACCCATTGTGAAAAAGTTCTATGCCGTATGTAAGCCAGATTATTATGTTTGCACCTGCTCTGAGGATTTTATCGAACCTCGAACTTTACGTACATATTATCGAATTTTTATTCTTGAAAAAGTAAAGTTAAATCATTGCATTAAATTTCATGGATTGCGACATACTTTTGCAAGTACCTTGATTGAAAATAAAGTCGATGTTAAAACTGTATCCACAATTCTAGGACATTCGGATATAAGTACAACCCTCAATGTATACGTACACCCATCAAATGAAGCCAAAATATGCGCTGTTAATGGAGGCTTAAAAGGAATATTCAGATAGTTTGGATACGGAATAATAAGAAAGAAGATAATAATTATAAAATAACGAATCATAGAAACAATTGGTCAAGCGAGGCTTTTGGCTTCAAACAAAGTAGTTGATCGTATTAAGGAAGATTTGATAAAATATTTATCTGATTCATAACAAATAAACAGACAATGTTACAGGACAAAATAAACTACTCCATTGCACTGCTGCGTAAGTGCGAGAAGATGGCGCTTGATTATGATCCGGAGAATGGCTTTTATTTGGCCTTTTCCGGTGGAAAAGATAGTCAAGCACTTTATCACATCGCAAAGATGGCTGGTGTAAAGTTTAAGGCTCACATGAATCTTACATCTGTTGACCCTCCGGAAGTCATTCGGTTTGTGAAACAGAACTATCCGGATGTAGAGCTGATAAAGCCAACGATGTCGGTTTATGATATGGCTCTAAAGAAGCACTTTATTCCAACAAGGACGTTTCGCTGGTGTTGCGTTGAATTTAAAGAAATGTCCGGTGCAGGGAAAGTTACCTTGATCGGCATTCGTAAAACTGAAAGTGTGCAGCGTTCCAAACGTGAAGAAATTGAGATTAGCGGCCGTAAATTCAGCGGGAACTTCGACCAATTTTCTGAGCATAAAGAAAAGATGGTTACTTGTGTTAAAGGTAAGGACAAGATTCTTGTTTCTCCGATTATCCATTGGACAGACAGAGATGTGTGGGGCTTTCTGAATGGAAATGGAATAGAACACTGTTCTTTGTACGATGAAGGATATAAGCGAATAGGTTGTATTCTTTGCCCGATGGCAAACCGAAAACAAAAGCTGAAAGATATAAAGCGGTTTCCTCATGTTCGTAGGAAATGGGTACAAACAATTCAAAAACTCATTGATGCCGGATATATCAATCACAATTTTACCGATGCGGAATTTTGCTTCAATTGGTGGATAAGCGACAAGAGTTTCGATCAGTTTTATGCAGACGAAGTTCTACAACAGAAAATTCAATTTTAAAAATTATTGAACTCTTTCAAAATAGATAGGCTTCTGATTTGGATTCAGTTTTACAAGATAACCATCATAAACTAATTGCGATATTGCAAGTCCGACTTCGAGTCCGTCTTTTATAGAAGGTTCCAATGCTTGAGCCCATAACAAAAGCATGTGCTTGGTTATACCAGTTTGTCCAACTGTTGTATTGTTCAATAATCCCTGTAGAATTGCATCCTGAGTGTTCATAATTATATGTGTTTTAACAATAAATTGCAAAGATAATTAATAAAATGATAATTGCATGGTTTTCTTGCGGAGCAATCAGAGCAACCGATACATACTATCCAAAGCGATAAGTATAGTTGTGTGGCCGATATACTTTGGAAAGACTGGATTAACAGTGTGCATTGTGCGGCTTGTAGTTGGTATAAAGAATGTGAATTAAAAGAGCTAAGTATGATAATAGATAAGCAATAAGGGTATGTCATTTTTGGGCATACCCTCATAAATAAATTAAATAAAAACTTGAAATGTGAGTTGACTTACGTAGTTCCCATTAGAATTACTTCCTGTACTTAAATCAGTTGTTACATGATTAGTTTTAACCTCACATTTGTTATCCATGAAAGAGTTCATATAACTACAAATAGAGTTTTCTAAATCATTTGGATTACCATAGTAAAGTTTTTCGCAAATAACCTTTACTAAAGTGTTTCCACACCCTTCAAAAAGTCTTGGACTAATTGTTTGATTGTGTTCTTTTCCTGTCGCTGTTAATTTAATTGTTAGCATAATTGTGAAATTTGATGTTGAAAAATGATATTGCTGAAGTAAATATCGGAAATTAAAAATTACCAACCAAATAAAATTCAAAATGTATGACCATAAAAGTATCAGATTTGATTCAAATCACGAAAGATATTAATTTAACAAAAGAAAAAATGAGAAGAGATGATATTGAAAAAGCAGCAACCCAACATGCTAATATGATAGGTTGGGATCATGATCCGGAGGAAACAAGAGGACTGTTTGCCTATTCATTCGAGAAAGGTGCAGAATGGCGCATCAACTCGGTGTGGCACAATGCAATAACAGATATACCTGAAGCATATTTCCCAGTACTTGTGGAAGATGACTTGGAGGATTTTGAAGTTAGTATGCTAGCATTAGTAGAAGAATGCCCCAAAAATTGGAGGCGCTGGGCATACATCGAAGACTTACTACCTAATACGGAGGAATGAATATGAATAAAATAGAAAAACTTATAGAGAAAAAGAGCGTCCTGGAAGAGAGATTGCATAAAGAAGAGCGCAGAGAAATTGAAATGTTGAATAGAAGAGGTTTTGGATATGCGATGCGACATGTCAAAATTGGTTTCTCTACACGAAAATCAGATGCTCTCAAAGAACGCAATTGCAAATATATAAGTTGAAACTATAATAACGATATACGGTTAGCAATATTTAAGTATAATTTACAAACTCCTTAATGGCATACCAAGCGACTCACGTATATTCCTAACTATAACCTTTAGCAGATAATTTCTGCGTATTCTGTCAGGGTAGATATTTTTCAACTTGTTGATCGATTGCTGCGTAAATCCGGTAAATGACGATATTTGAGATTCACTGAATTTATATTCAGATAGTATAACAACCATGATACCGCGTGAATCAACAATATCACTTCGTTTACACTTTGACAGTATCAGGTCTTCTGATACTTCTGTCTCTTTAGAGACAATTCTTAATATTTTGGCAAAGATTTCAGATTTACACATAATGTTTGAATTTTAGTTATATCTTTGCCTTCGCTACATAAAACTTATCGCACATAATGCAACAAAAGCATAGACATTCATGTTGAAGATATTAAGTCCCCAACGTGCGAGTGTCTATGCTTGTGTATCAGTTTTATGTAGCAGTTAAACGTGATACGTTGGGGGCTTTTATTTTACTTCCCAGCCCCATAGGAAGAGACTATGAACAAAAGTCTACTGCTTCAGTTTGTAAACCATCCGGCCAACAACGATCAGTATTATGACAATGACAGCCGCCATCGCCCAGCCGCCTACTTCTATCTTCATCCGTTGCCAGACTGTCAGCCTCTTTTCGATTTCAACCGGGTATGGTACTCGGATAGTATCTGTTCGGTTTATATATAGCGTGTCTACCCTGTCCTTGTACTTATAGATGTACCTGTACCGATATTCGGCAACGGTATCGCCTCTTTGAATTACAGAGACCGAATCATGTATAAGCACGCTATCGATCCGGGCCGAGTTAAAGAACACGCTATCAATTCTGACCGTTTCAACCGGGACATAACGGACTTGCGTACGGCAAGATGTAAGCATACAGATCAGTGCTATTATCAATAACCCGATCAAACCACCTAATAATTCGTCTTTGTCTCTTTCGTCCATCATAACAAGCTCCATCCGTCAATCACATCTGGCATATCAGCCTCTACCCCATTCTCCACACGGCTCATACCTGCCACAATACGGATCATCTGCTCACGGTCATTTACATTGATCGGATCGTCGGCCGGGATTCCGGCATAATCTGATACGGCCTTTACATAAGCTTCTGTATGGTTTTCTTTCGGTGGCGCCCACCGGGTAATCATCTTGCGGATAGTGTCGAGTTTGTAATTTTTGAAGTAGTTAGATAATATTTTAAACATCGCCCGGTAGCCGTAGGCCATTGTTGTAAACTGTTTAAAAGATTTATCCTCACTGGGCCTTACTTCTCCTTGGAACAAGTCGTTATTAATCCGAATATTACCAGGATTGTTATTTCTAAGTCCTCTTGCTGTCATAATATATTACTCCATTATCTAAATTAAACTTGTCTAAAACTCACTGGGTGGCTCTCGATCTGGACATCCATGTTTATTACATTTCCGAAAATCAAGAGCACTATTCCTAATTATCAATTCCGTATTCTTTTCAGTTAGCTCACAGATACGCTGACGCAATTCTTCTATTTTTGCATACAAAGTATCTATTTTAGTATCCAGTTCACCCACTCTTTTTTCCTTTTTCTCGTATAATTCTTTCCATTCATCAGCATACTGAGTAATGTTATCCGCTTCTGCTTTTTTAGCTTCTGCGGCAGCCTTACGTTTTCGAGATTCATAAAACATGAATGCTCCAATTAACGGCAGGCCTGCTGCGCTGATAAATGATCCTATCAACTGGACTATTTCTTGCATTTCCATCATTTAAAGTAAAAATAATATGCCTAAATAAGTGGATAATAAGGCAGCTATCTCAATCCAGAACATCGGCTTGCTCTGGTAGAACTTATACCAAAATGTGCCCTCTTTTTCTTTGGCAATGCTTAATGCGGTATACCCTACATAGGCAAGCCATACTAACAACATTGGCCAGAGGTTCAATGCCACCCAAAGTTGCGATCCGGCAATACAGATGATTGCTCCAGCAGAATGCATCTTGCTCTCATAATCATCTTTGAAATTGGGAGCTGAACCAACAAAGAACATGCCAGCACAGGACAGAAATGCAATCCATTCCGTGTTTGGTTTACTTACCTCCAATATTGCAGGCATCAATAAACCGGCAGTCAGCCACATCGTTGCCATAAACCACAATTTATGCTCCAGATAGTAATAGGTAGCACTTATGGAATAAGGTACACCCTTAGTCTTTACACACACGGCAGCCGTGTAGGCCGCAATAACAAGCATTGAAATAATCGTCAAAATAGTTATCATACCAATCTTACATTTATGTTAATCAATTCTTTCAAATGGGCATATACCGGATTAATCGTACCATAAAAGCAGTAATATTTCTTCCTTACGCCGTCTTCCATTTCCGTATAATACTTTCCCTGTTCAAGCGTCATGCCTGGCGCATAGAGTTTGGGATCGTATTCCGTGCCTTTGTGATTTTCGTCCATGCGCTCATAAAGAGCAGCCGTATCTACCGAAGGAGGATATATTTCGAGAACCGGATTTATCGGTTGCCGGACTTTCCATAACCAGTCATCGTTAATTACCCGGTTGCCGGTTTCCAACTTCCCGTTAATAAATTCTTTCCATTCCGCATGTGCGTATTTGGCACCAATCGCTTCATCATCCGTCAGTGACATTGCAGACACAGATTTACGGGTGATACGGGATAGTTGCTTCTCTGAATCGTGCGTTTCCGTGTATTTTACGGCTTCCTGTAATTCGGCTGTTGTTCTATGGATTACATCAGGGTAGCCCGTCACCTCAATCGCTTCTACATCTTCCACTGTCTCGGCAGCTTCAATATCAGAGAGTAACTTTTCTGATAGACCTATACAGATATCATTATAGTCTGCCATCTCATTGAGAGCTTCCAATAACAGAGATGATTTATACGAATTCCCGTTTACTTCAACCGTATCTTTTCGGGCACACTGGTCTTTTAGAGACAAACGGTCGTATGTATATACATCGTTGTCCTCTATGTAATAGTGCCGGTAGTCGGTGTTGTAGACTTCCTGACGCTTCAAGTCTTTTGCAGTTTGAAGTTTTTCTTCCGGTGTCGGTTCGGGAATGGGTGTCAATTGCATATTGAACACTTCTTCTACGGATGCACCTTCGTTTGCCTCTTTAAAGGCAATCTGTTCCTCTGTCAGCAAAACGTACTTTCCTGCAACATAATCCTCCCATGTTGTGCCGATATCGTTGTCTGCTGTATCGAGCTTTTCCGGCATTGCGACATAGATATTCGCTGCGTCTTTCTGTATGTATAAATAGTTTATTTCCATTTTGATTTATTTGTATTTATTATATCGTAATACGATAATCCCCGAACCGCCAGAACCGGATGAAATCCCTCCTGATACATTGGAACCACTTATATAAAAAGAACCTCCTCCTGATCCTGTATTGGGTTTTCCATTAGTAGGGTTGCCTAACGATCCTCCCCCTATACCTATTCCTCCTCCTCCTTGTGACGATCCGGAGCTATATTCTCCACCACCTCCACCCCCACCGGCATACAATTTATTATTGAATGGACATCTTGTAGTGGTTCCTTGCCCTATCCCAGGCATATCGCCAACTCCATTAGATCCATCACTACCTCCGATATATCCTGCCATATTTCCTGAAGACATTCCACTTCCTCCTCCTGAACCTCCATCTCCTCCCTTGCCAGAATATTGTCCACCATTTCCCCCATTGGCATAGTATATAGCTGAGTCCCTAAACCAAGAATTCTGGCCTTTTAGTCCATCTTTCGCATCATTATAAGACGATGTTGATCTTACACTATTGCCTCCGTTTCCTATTACATAATTAATAGATTCTCCCGGTGTAACAGATATACCTAAATATAATTCAGTGCAACCGGAACCGCCCCCACCACCACCTCTTTCAGGGCCTGACGATGCACCAGAGCCACCACCTCCAACAATAAAAACGTCAACTGATTTACATCCTGCTGGGACCGTCCATTTGCCAGAAGATTTTAGCTCTTCTACAACTTGTACTGTCTCTCTTTTCCCCGTCGACATTGTCCTTCTTCTCAACATATCAATCCTTCTCTTTAACGGTTATTGAATACATGACACCACTCGTATCGATCTTCAAAATGGACATCTCGAAAGGCACGCCGTAAGTAGTGGTAATAGAACTACCGGACATTGATCTAAAACTGCCAGTAGTGGGGATAGGCTGCGTAAAATAAGCGGTAGGATTACAATCAAGATATATCTCTTCGCCTACATTCAGTGCCCTTGCAGACTCATTTATCGACAGGTTTGAAGCGAAGGATAGGGTAGCCTTAATTAACCTCTTGTTTGTTGGTATATTCGCAAGAGTTGTGACAGCATTACTCCCTGTGCTGAAGTTTACTATATCATCCACCTTCTTCTTGTCCTCAGCCGACATATACCCCGCTATGGCGGAGGTGGCGGTAGGGGGAGTGAGGTATTGACCGTTGTCGGAGAGGTATTTTGTACCATCACCGTTATTAACAAGATTCATGGAATTCCAGGCACAGACATATGTTTTATCGTCTGTATAAACGGAAATCCTCTTTACATTTACTACTAAATTTGCATTTAACTCAAAGCTATTAAGTCCAGACATATTGATAGTCAACCCATATGACTCTTCATCCTTTGTCATACTAAAAGGGAAATACACAGTGTTAACACGTGCTAAAGACACTCTATTTTCATAAGCATCAACTACCTTTTGATAATTTTCATCTGATAATGTACCACTTTCATTTGGGAATAAAGTTGTCAAGTCAAGACACTGATTGCTCGCCACTATCTCCGACCACGCCCCATTGTTACGCCCGTAGGTTTTTCCGTCCTTTGGAGCATCTACCGTAATAGCCGCATCTTCTCCTGCTGGGCCTTGCGGACCTTCTGGACCTCGATCTCCTTTATCGCCTTTCGGGCCCTGTTCTCCCGTAGGACCTTGAGGGCCAGGATCGCCTTGAATACCCTGCAAACCTTGAGGACCTATATCACCTCTTTCACCTTGAGGTCCTTGAGGACCGGTATCACCTTTGTCACCTTTTGGACCCTGAGCACCTTGAAGCGGACCATTGTTTTTCCACACAGAATTGATTGCATCATAAATATAAATGTCGTACGGAGCACCTGTACCAACTCCATAAGCATCACCAGCTTGTGGGGAAACTATTGTAGACCCTAATTCTTCCTGCGTGCTAAAATATCCAAGTACCTTAAAACCACTTCCCGTATCTCCTTTATCGCCTTTTACTCCCTGCTCGCCTTTAGGCCCAACAGGGCCTTGTGGACCAGTTTCGCCAATAGGTCCCTGCGGGCCTGTTTCTCCTTGAATCCCTTGTTCTCCTCTAAGACCTTGCGGACCAATATCACCCTTTTCACCCTTCAATTCTGCCTTATCTTCTTCCGTCAAATCAGAAAAATGCAATTTCAACTCGTCTTTCTGTTCCGGCGTTAGATCGGAAAACTTCAACTTCAAATCATCGTAAGGGACAAGTACACGATAAGCTGTATCTTCTTCACTGGTGTACTTCCATTCAATGCCTGTGCTACCGGTACGGAAAACAGGAGTATCACCGGCAGTACCTTTCAGATCGGACAAAGCGACAAGATTCTGCCAATTACCGTCCGTATAACGCCATTGGATATAGGTTTTATCCTGATTTACCTGCAAGAATACTTCACGTCCATCTACACCCTTCAAGACAGACAGAGCAACACGTACAAGCTTATATGTGCTACCCAACACCTGAAAGGCGGGAAGAGAGGATACACCGGTAAGTGAACTTACCTCTTCGTACTGCCCCGGATCTTTCGCCGTAGACGCAATCAAATCCTCCACCGCTGCCGCAATCTTCTGCAAGTCTTCCGGCGTGATCGTTGTCCCGTCTGATAATATGATATCTCCTGCTGCCATAGGTGTTAATCTATTTTATTCCTCTGTTCAAAAATTGATTTTGCATCCGCCAATGCCGCTGTATATATAGCCTCGCTATCAGCATCCGGTATAGACTTGTCAAATGATATATTCTTGGTCCCGTCTGCATTGATGATTATGTAGCCGAAACGAACATCTGCCTTCTTGACTGTACCCGTTACCGACTTAACGTTTTCCCCTTCATCCTGTGTGATATTGTACTGTACTTCGTAACCTGCCACATTGTTCAGGTATGTGCTCTTGACCACTGATGATACTTGTTCGAGTGCCATAACTTATTCCTCCTTATCTTTAGTTTCCACATCTGTCGTTCCGGCTTCAACAGCCTTTGCTATAATGATTTTAAACGACGTACAGATTATTTTCATCATCTGTTGATAGTCATTATCTGATATTTCTATTGCCCCCGTTGAATGGTAGATGATATGTGCCAGATCATACATCGGAACGGATTCTGCGCTCTTGATTATCGCATCTCCAATTTCATGTGTCAAATCAGCCTTCTGAAACTTATCTACACCATATTCTACATTTAACTCTTTGAAATTTACTTGTTTCATAATGATTTGTTTTTTTAATTATTTATCCTAATGAAATTTTTAATATATTTCCATCTCTCCAAACCATTCCCAATGATTTTGGATCTATGGTTGGAATTGAAGTAAGAATCAATCCTGTTGATAACGAACTTAAAATTTTTCCATTAACATCATGGACGGAAAATCCTGCTATCCCCATTGAATACCTGTATACTATAGAACCAGAACTGCTATTTCTCAAATACATGTGTAAAGCTGGAATTGACTGATAACCAGAAACATTATCAAATTTAAATTCAGTCACTAATGAATTAGAATTATTAATCATTTTAAAACTTCTTTCTGAAGGGTTAATAACAAATCTATTTCCATTATTTGATGATTGAATTTTTCCAGTTATAGATAGATTCCCACCGATATCCCAAAAAACATTTTTCTTAGCTAACCATCCCGCACCATCATGCCCCAAACGTATAGCAGAATTTGCTCTATCTTCCCATGAGCTCCCCGCCCAAAATGCAGGACCTGTAATATCAGGAGACATACCCGCTAAACAGACAAAGGATGAATTAGAACCAGATCCCATTTCTATACGCCTATTTAACCTCATTTTGTTTGATCCAAAAGAATAAAATGCACCGGTTATATCTGTCACGGAATCTAATTCACCTTCAACACTATCAACTCTATTCCCTAAATTATTTATATTGATATTTAAACCCTCTGCTGTTTGATTAACAAAACTCTCACTTGCAAGTCCTTTTACAGAAGATGATATCTGGCTACTTGTCCAACGTGTTGTAGCATATCCAACTAAAGCTCCATCAACATAAGATCCCACCTCGGTTTGTATTTTACTACTTGTCCAGGACTGAGTAGCGTAATCCCTTCGTACAACTTGCTGGAATTCGTCATATTCTTCCTTAAACGAAGTAAGTTCAGCTTTATCCGCCTTTAAAGATAAAGAGGTATCATATTTAGTATAAATTTTACCGGTCTCGGCATCAACATAATCTTTAGTTGCACGTAACTTAATTTCTTCTTCGTTTTGTGTGATTTGAGTTTGTAGATGTACAATAGCATCCGCAATCTCATCAGAAAACAGCCCTACACCATAAATAAGTATCTCACCAGTGAATCTCAGTTCAAAATCACCTTCCCCGTTCCATTTCCCGACCTTAGACAACTTTTGATAGCTGTCGCTTTCCGATAGCTGCTCTTCATGATACAACTCGGTTCCCGGGATACCGAAACCGCAAGAACCGGGACGGAGCACCTTATAGAACAAAGAGAAAGAATACGTCTTTTCTTCTTCTTCCGTGTGATCCGGGATATTCATTATAGCATTCTGCTGAAGGATATACGTGTTCCTTATTCGCAGAACGTTTTGACCGTTGTCATTATAAATATCGGCAACTTGATCCTTTTCTACATAGAAGCTACCATCCAGCCAAAGATATTCTCCACCTACGTTGATAAAATGAACGTTATTTGCGGCTGTCCAATAGTTTGTATTCTGGCTGAAAGAAGAGTTTACAAGGATGTTACCACCTTCTGCGGATATGTCGTTACGGATGCTATCAATAAGGCTTTCAAACTTGCCGTTCATGGCAATAAAGGTCTGCTCAATGGTATCTCCGTTTTGAAGAATGAATGTCGAGTTTTCAACGTATATCCCGTTCAAATAAGCCCCATAACCAGACAACTGATCGCCTCTCTGTGTCCTGATTCCTGTCAGATGTCCAATACGGGCTTTCAACTTGCCTTCGGTGCTGGCATCAGTAATACCATCGTACACATCGATAAATGGCGCACCGCTATCGGCCGTTGTCAGATATATCAATCCCTGCCGGTCCGTATCTTCATTGTTACCCCAACGAAGGGCAAAATCTCCGGCTTCCGGTTGTCCTGCCCCTTCTATCAGAGGAATAGCTATATCAAAATAGTCACTGTCTACACCGATACAACGTCCGAAAAGATACTTGATACTGGTCGTTCCCGTCCGTGTCTGTATTCTGACACCGTCACCCTTACGCAGGTTCATAAGCATAAGACCATCCATATCGTCCATATAACAGCGATAACGGTCAGACATCACTTCTACTCTGGCTATTTTGTTGATGTCAGAAACAATCTGGCTACCTCCTAAACCGTAAATCTGGGAATAAACAATCTCGTAAGCAGTGAATGTCTTTCGAATAAAGAGGTTGTCCATCTCCCCAGTGGCCGTCGGTGTGTCTATCTGCCATCCCCAACCGGTAAAACCGGATGCAAAAGTTGGCGATCCGGTATTGCCCCCTATATAGATATCACTCCTCACACGAAGCGAATCCAATATGGCGGCGCCCGTACTCTGGATATCCCAGCCTTTACCATCCCAGCCGTCTATGAAAATGGACGATCCTATCTTCTTGTCAAAAAGTATATTCCCGTGGGCGGTATCGTCGATATCCTTGCGAAGATACATATCACTTATGTCTACATAAGCCTTGTTTATCTCATATAGTGTACGCAGTGCTGAAAATACATTCTCATCAGAAGCGGCAGTAGCATCATCCTTTTTCACGATATAAACACCAAAGCCGCCACCTTGATTCACATAAGTATTCCCTTTAAACTGAATATTATCTAACTTTTGTTCCAGTTCCCCTAATCGGGAATAGGCTGCACTTTCCCCGATTGTGTATACAGGGGAATCGTAGGGGATATCCAACTTCTTCTCAAAGCCGATTACACGAGAGATACGACCGTTCTCAAAATACGCCTTATTTATAAGGTTTACTTTCTGCCCCGGCAACAGATTGATTTCTTTTTCTGGATTTAACAACCCATTGTTTTCATCATAACCGGAAGCCCGGTAAGAATTAAGACTGCATGTATATGTCGAAGGATCAGAAACGACCTTGTCCTTATATGCAATCGTTCTTTCCAAAAGTTCCTGTTCAGCCTGTGGAATTAGAGCGTCATTTACATAACGGGTATCAAAATTGTACAAGATATATTTATTCCCTATACCTGGAATAAGTGGGCTTTCTGGCAAAGTCTGTCCATAAGTATCATTACGGACTATTTCAAATACTTGCGATTTAGGGTCGTCTTCCGGGAATCTGTCAGGATTGAATTCCAAAGCAAAATCCATTCCCGAAAGGGGGCCGGTCTGAAATATGACGTGCAAGTCCTGTCCGGGAAGTTTATATTTTTCTTTAAATATCAAATTCGCATCCTTGAACCGATATACAGTGAATGTGATAGGATCGCCAGAATCATCCTCATCTGTGATTTCCTTAGGAATTACTTCGGTTATCGTTCCGGTCACACGAGGATAGATGTCCTCAAAGATAATGACCGCTTCAACAATCTGTTCTTCCTTCAAGCCTTCGATAACATCCACATACGGAGTCCCAGCAGGAAGCATCAGTCTTTTTTGGACGACACCCTCGACGACTGCCCCCGTTTCTCCCTTCCGATAGTCAGATGGAATGTTTCGAGTCGATCCAAAAGCATATAGTCTTGTTGCAAAAATATCCTGGCTCCGACTCCTTGGCATTGAAGATATTTCCTTCCCCATTTCCAAGTTTACAGGTTCCCCATGTTCCAAATGTCCAAGATATATTTTATCCCCATCAACCCACCATTCACATTCCCATGCCTCCGCTATTTTTGTCAGGGCATCTATGATGTTCGTGTTGTTATACTGCACCAATTTAGCTACAGGATCAACAGTGTTATCCACTACAGCTTGATATTCCTTGCCTTTAAAAGTAAATCCTATTGCACGGAGATTGGAAACGACAATGCTCAAATGCGCTTCCGGGGAACGGGTAAGGCTCCAAGATGCTTCTTTATTTCCTTGTCGATCATAAAAAAGTATATGATTCTTCCATCGATAATAATGTGATTCCAGCCTGAGTGTATAATCATATCCACCGTTAGAAGTATTAAATGTTGGGTATACTTTATCTGTTATATAATAAAGCGAGCCTTCATAATCAACATTGTCTCCTATCTCCAATCGTACCGGAGTTTCTAAAGAGAATACAATACTAATATAATCCTCTTTCATCAGTTCAAATCGATGTAATGAACTCGATCCTATTGATACTGACAACTTGATTCTGCCTGATATGTCCCTTATATCAATCATATGTTCAAAGTTCAGGGATAAAAAAAGGAAGTCCAATTTTCTGAACTTCCTAAATACGACAATCATTTTATTGTCGTGAATTAATCTCTATCATCTGGATTAGGCTCTTCAAACTTAACAGATAACCGGCTGTTCATACGCGACCTGTCAAGAGCAAAACTCGTAGATTTTTTATGAACAAGAATAAAGGACATGCCAATAGCTGGAACCCGAACTATAACTTTTCCCTTCTGGAGTTCCGAAACGAACTTTGCATAATTGGATAAATATTCTTCGGGAGTATCGCCGTGAATATTAAATGTCAATGTCACATCACGACTTGAAATTTTAGGATTGTTATATATTACCATCTTCCCGTTTTCAAGGCGGCTTTCGCTTTCTATAAAATCCTTATTGCCGGCAGGAGTAAGAAGGTTCTGAATAAAGCTTTCCCCCATAGCAACCCTATATGTTCCCCAAGCATCATTACTGTTTATAAATAAGTCTCCCAACATAATCTATAATATTTTTGCAGTTCCGTCATTTATAATATCGACCTCACATCCTCCGATATTTACAACTAATATCACGGAATAGTTAGTTGCTTCTATTTTAGCCTTTCCCCCGTGCATAAGCATTACCTTATGAACCTTTGTATTATCATCATAAGACAAGCTCGCAATGGTATTTCCTACTACTGCAACATTCGGTTTATTGCAGAGTTCAATATATCCACAATCCACATAAACCCCAAACGGTTTCACATTCTTGGCCATCCCCCTAAATGATTCTAGGGGTGGATAGTTGTTATGTTCGCAAAACTCCCGGCCTTGTGGGGAAAAGAAAAGCCAACACAAACTTTTCCAGTCTGTAGCTTTTCCTGACTCACAACAAGCACCTAAAGAGATTGCTTTCTGCATTATATCATGAACTTTCATACTATAAATTATTTATATTGTTTTCTATCTTTGTCAACTTGGAAACTACTTCTTTTAATTGCTTTACCGTATCTCCGGTATTATCACTAATTTGCTGCAATTCTATATATATATTAGCCATCATCACGCGAGTTTCATCTGCAATATCATACAATGACGCAATTCTTATATTTATCGAATCAATACTTGCACTTATATACAGCAGATTTGCAATCTGGTTAGAACTCTGCAAATACAAAAGAATTTCTTCCCCAATCATTTGCAAAGCCGTAAATCGCCCATTCAATTCATTCGCTGAATCTTGAGACATTACTTCAAATCCTCCGCTTGTTGCCTGTTGCTCATATTTGCTTTCATCCTTTAGCCATTTGCCAGAATTTTCAAATATTTCTTGTGCCTCCTTGTCCATCTTTTCCTTCAACTTATTCAATTCGGCTTCTTCCCATGGCGACACGATACCATCGGACATATAGTCGGCCAACTGCTTCATGAAATCTTGAACCGAAGGAGACAGCTTCTTTTTTAAAAACTCTATGATAGCGGTTTTAATGAGTGTTTGAACAGCTTTAGCGGATGATTCTGCGGCATTTTCTCCTGTAGCCCATGCGTCGGCATAGGCCTTAGCAAACTCATCAATAGCGGACATAACATCTGTCCCAGTGATGGCCTCTATCGCTTTTTCTTTATTCTCTTCAAGTTGAGCATTAATATCGTATAATTGCTTCTGCCACTCTTTTATACGATTGTCATCTGATTTTTTCTTGTCTTGTTCTTCTTTGATTTGTTGCTGAATAAGAAGTTTTTGTTGCTCAAGAAGTTTATTTTGCTGATCTATTAGTTGAGAAGCATCAGTCGAATAGGCTTTTTCTATAGACCTTCCCAGCTTTTCATATGACGCATCAAGTACATCAATCTGATCCTGTAATTTCTGGATGCGCTTTTCATTTTTTTTATCATGAATTTTAGCGATAGCGGAAGCCAAAGAAGAAACGACGCCAATAGCTGCTCCGGCTGCGGCTCCAATGGGGCCAAACATTGCTCCGGCTTGCGCTCCTTGCATTGTCGAATTAACAGCATCCATTGCGATATTCAAACCTTCAGCTATACCACTAAATACCCCACCAAACGAGTCGCCCAGCTTGCCAAATGTATTAGACAAAAATTGGACCGAAGAAGTAACCTCATTTACACCTTCATTTATAAGCTGCAATGATTCTGTTAATTTCTTAGGATCATTCCCTGCGGCGAAAAAACGTTTTAAGCCTTGTGTTACTTTATCAAATGCAGGCTGTAAAGTCTCTGCTTGATCTTTTACTTCCCTTAGCGATTCACTGGCCTGCCGTATAGCTTCCGGTGCTTCTTGCCAGCGTCTAAATTCATCTTCTGTTATACCGAGTTTTGAGCCAACAGTTGCGTCCCATTTACCATTTTTGATAAAATCAAGTGCTTCCTGACCTTTTGAAGCAAGTTCTTGCAGCTCCTTCAAAGATTTATCGCGCATATCACCAAAAAGAGCAATAATAGCATTTGAAGAATTTTTGGTCTTAATTTCAAGATCAAGCAATTCTTTATCCCATTGCTTACCAAGCATCAATTTTTCACCTTCCGTTTCAGCATCAGCGATCTTTTGACCATATTCGACTGCAAGAGCCATTTTCTTCTCCTGATAAGAACCATATTCTTTCAAATAATCATTCATTGCCTTACGCTGGGCTTCAACCTGCTCATATTCCACTTCTTGAGTAGAACGCATACGGGTAGTTTTTGCCTGCGTAACGGCCGTTTTTATTTCAACAGTCTGCTCTTGCGTCAGTTTTCCTCCTTGTGCTTCTCTCCATTCTTTCTCCTTTTTACGGATAGCCTCTATTTCACGATCGTAATCATATTCTATTTGGGCAATGCGCTTATCGGAACCTTCCTCCATCAGATCAATCCGGGATTGCTCGTTACGATGTTGAAGTTCTAACAGTTCGTTATTTATTCTTTCCTGAACCTGTTTTTGTTTCTCTGCTTCTTTTTTCTGCTTTTCAGTTTGTTCTTTACCGATAGAGGCCTTATTAAACGCAACATATTCATCTCGCATTTTCTCCAGTGCAGATCCTCCTATATTTGCGGCATCAGCGGCAGCAATCAATTCTCCTTTAGCTTCATTTATTCTTCTATTATATTCTTCTTGCGTTATTTCGCTAAGCGATAAACTCCTATTTAATTGGTCTATTGTTTCTTTATAAACCTGATATTCTTTCATATCTCGGAACAAAACATCAAGTTGCTCTATATTTGATGATTTTCCAAGTATATTAGCATATTGATCACTCCATTTCTTAATATCATCCAATATAGTCTTCTGCGCTTTTTGTGCTGAATTACGGGAATTGATTAAATTCTTAATATAGTTACCATAATTACGGCTAAATGCAAAAGCGTTTTTTACCAATTCCTCTTCGTTGCCAGCTTTATTTTCTTTCATTAGAGCGTTGATCTTCGATTGTAAATCCATTTCCTTTTTTTTAGCCTCTGTTAAAGCCTCTGCGGATTTTGCTCTTTGATCTTCGATTAATTTTAATGAAGCAATATTCTGTATGTTTTCAACAAGCAATTTATACGCTTCGTTTGCTTTTCCTGCCAAAATAGCTTCCTCTGAAAGATTTTGTAAATAATCAGGGTACATTTGCTGAAGTTTCTCTACTGCTTTTTTTCGTACATTGATAGATAAAGCAATGTTCTGAGATATGCCATATAACAAATTCAATTTAGAAATCTCTTCTAATGTTTTTTCAGATGCATTACTTTGTAAGTTATTAAATTCTTTCAATGACTCATTCAACCTCTTTTGCGCTGTATCAGCTCCAAACAAATTCTTCGTCCATTCGATAATATCCTTTCCATAGACAGACAGCATTGTTATTGCAACAACAAGTGCTGTTTGCCAACTGAAAATAGACGAAATTAACTGTTTCCATACTGGCGCAACTTTAGCTACATCATTGTTCCCGGCCGCAACAGCCGCTTTAAAAGCCTTGTATTCTGCCGACGCTTTCTTTAACTCGTCTGCAAGCATAGGGAGGTTGTTTGATATGGCCAAAAAGAAAGTATTCCATCCTATAGCTAAAGATGGCAATTCTCTCGCTACTTGTTGTACCGACATTCCCAAACCATTCCAGGCAGAAGCGTAGTTTCCTACATTTCTTTGATATCGGCCGGTAGCCTGTTCTGCCGCACTAATCTCGGTATTCAACGACTGTATCTGCTTTTGCAAATCGGTTCCGATCGCAGCCTTTCTATCCGAAGCGGAAAGACGATCATATTCTGCATTAAGTAATGACAACTGTTTTCTCAGGGAAACAAGAGAATCCGCTGCCACCCCTTCTATTTTTATATTGTCGGAATATTCTTTTCTGAGTTTTTTTAGAGCCTCATTTTCTATTGTATATTGGTGAGTTATTTCCTTTAATTCAGTCAAGATATTTGATCCCTTTTGCCCCCTCTTGTCTATATCAGACAATGCCAAATAAGACTTATTTAGTTTCTTGACATCTTCATTTAAGGCTTTGACTTTCAGCTGTTGTTCAACAAATACATCCGTAGCATTATTAAGCTCCGATGCCATCTGTCGTGCGCCTTCCATTACTCCATTAGATACATTAAGCTGATCTATAATACGTTGATAATTTTGAACCTGCTGCTCATATTCTTTCAGTTTTTGTGTCGATTCCTGATATTTCTTATTTAACTCTTCGAAACCCTTCATGTCACCAGCAACATTAAAGTCTTTAAGAGCCGTTTTCAGAGCTTCTACCTCTTCTCTGAGTTTTTGCACTTCTTGCCATTTGGCAGAAACATCAAAACTAAGTTTTGCCATAAATTACCCCTCTTTCTTTGTCCGGTTCAATAAATAACGTCCGTCTCGCTCGATAATCAGATCACCTGTGACTTGGTGTAGAATATCCTTTTGCATTAATAATAGATTTCTATATGGAATACGATACACTATCTCATTATAAGTTAGCTTTAAAGTTTCCATGAATGTGGCAATTTGCCCTATCATTGTTTCATTGCCTATCACTTTGGTATCGCCGCCATTCTTGCCACGCTCTCGGCTAAGGCGGCACAGACGAAAAAATCCTCTGCGGAGATTAGATTTATAACCGTTTCAAGTGCTTCTTTCAATTCCTTCATTGTCGCATCTTGAATCTCCGTATATTTATCCGGATCGTCAAAAATGAAAACAGACAATCCCTTTAGCAGATTCTCCAAATCTTCTTTTGCTTTACTCAGTTCTTCTTTACCTGTTGTGGTGCGATCTATACAAGACAGATATTTTATTGATTTACATATAACAGCTATTGTAGGAGACTGAATGGTATATGCTTTACTTCCCAAAATGACGACTTTGAGGTCATCGCCTAAAATAGCGTTAGCGACTAAATTTGCTGCTTTGTTCATTGGATATTCATATTAAGCAAGAAAGGGACGGGCAGAATGTATCCGCCTGCCCCTTTCTGTTGTGATTCATTAATGGTACTTTAAATTCCCTTTAAAGTCTTGCCTTCAACATCAAACTGATATTCGGATGCAATGGTAGTTGAAACCTTCAAAGGAATGGCTGAAATAGCTAAACCAACGGCTCCATCGGTAGACGCTCCGCGCCCGATAACATTTGCTTTAGGGAAAATAATCGCTACATTATCATTAGATACAGCAACAACGCATTTATAACGCTGTTCCCCTGAGTTTCCTCTTTCCCAGCCTTTACTATCATCTAAAGGTTTACCACCCATCAATTCCGCCTTAGTGTCAAAGTCATAGGCGCCAATCGTCCAGTTTAGACTTACTGATCCTGCTTCAAAAGATGATCGGTATGTCTGTCCGGTCAATTCGTCCTTATACTCTGTTGTTGTACCGTCCTCTTCGGTAAACTCATATGTACCTTGATGTACATTGGGAACTTCTTTGAAAGAAGTGAACAATGATTCAAGTGTTGCATAAGTTGGAGCTGCTTCTAATGGCTCTCCATAAAGAATTTGCTTTACTCCAATCACGGATACTGTTCTTCCTGCCATATTCTTATTCTTTTACATTTAATACTTGAAATAATATTCTCACATTTACATAGAAACATTTTAAATCCCTGTTTTCTTCTATCCTTGTCGTATCGACCTCGTATGTATAAGATGTACCGTCGTAAGTAGAAGTGGAATGTAATTCCTTGACAGCCAACCTTTCTAAAGCATTAAGTCTTGTAAGAGGAGCTGTTCCTTTACGATCAAGATAAGGAATACAGATATTCACATGAACAAATCCTGCTTTCCAATAGGTGCCCGGCTCTACCGAATTAACGATAATAACAACCCGCTCGGACTTCACGTCTCCTTCGGGAACCGCTCCGTCTTTATACACCTTCTTGATTCCCAGTTTTTGGGCATCTTTATAAAGTATAGTCTGTATGTCTGTTGTAACTATCATTGCAGCATTGTCCTTACTGTTATCTCTGCATCATCAATCACACGTAATCCCTTGCTATTGACAAAACTTGCATAATCCATACCGGCAACGACAATAAGTGTGAAACCTTTCGATTTACAGGCAAGGCTTCTCGCATATTCAAGACCTTGTCGGCTTCCATCACTACCATCGCCGGACTTACCTCGCGCCCAAAACTGGACTGTTTTCTGCGCTTTGGTGGTGAAATATACCTTTTCGTAGTTTTCTCCACGTCCCTGAACCTGCTTAAATCCTCCCTCTTTGATTATCTTTCCATCCTGAGCCACCACATAGCCTAGCGAACTGCGTAGATTTCCCGTAATATTGTTATATTTTCCTTCTCTAACAGCCGTTTCATAAGCCCTTTCCCCCATCTCTACAAGATGAGCGAATACTTCGCTAAAAACTTCTTCAAAGAAGTTATCAACATCTGAAAAATCATATTTAGCAGTAATTATTCCAGCCATATTTGCCCATAGTTTAGATAATCCGTTGTCATAGGATTGATTACTATCCCCTCACCACGAAGAGAACCGTCAGCATTCAAAACACGAACGACATCTCCGGCATTAATTTTTACCTTTTCTGTCACAACACGATATTTGTAAGGGTAAGTAACACCATTAACTGTATAGGCACGGTCAGCACTCTGATCGTAACATTTACACTTACAAACTCGCTCCCAACTATCTCCGTCTGTACCCGGAATAGGATTGCCGTCTTCATCGTATTCGTATTCTTTTACGACTTTTTTTTCTAATATGTGAGGTGCATAATACATTACCAATACATTGAAGCGTCAGAGATTCTACTTGATAAAACATCCTCTATGCCTAATTGCTTACATAACAATGAATAATACACTTTGATACCGTCCTTATCCCAAGAAACAGAAAACCCACTCTCATTAACAGATGTAGGACGAGCCAGCAATGATGGAATAAATTCGGCAATAGCCTTATTTACTTCATTTATATTATCTTGAGCAATCTCACTTTCAAGTGATATAGAACTATTCAAAGTTATATCCACAAGATCGGCCTCCGACAATTCAATGCCGAAGGAACCGATCTTTTGTGTTATGTAATCAGCGACTTTCATTATCAATCAGGTTCTGTGTTCAACGACGCAATACCATTGATCTCCGTGATCACAGGCAAAGCAAATGTTTCAGCCTTTACAAACTCAACACCATTCGAGTTCTGAGTTTCACCTACTCCCCATTGAGCTACACGAATGCGACCATAGTTGGAATAAGTAACGCCGGGTTCAGGCCTTAATTCGTTATTGACATAGGCATTTTTGATTGTCCCCAAACTGCCGGAAGGAATAAAGACAAGGTTCTTTGCATTCCACGGATTGTAAGGGGTGAATGTACCATTGTTCTGAATCAAACACTGACGTCTAACCGGTTCCAAGACCGGCAATTCATTAGATCTCATAAATTCGTTGAGATCATTCAGCAGCAATGGGCTATTCTGCTTATCTGTTCCGAAAATTACCTGCTTAATCTTCTTGTTTCTAAGAATATAAGAAATTTTAGAAGGAGCAAGCAAGATGCGATCAAATACAACCTTATCAGAGAAAGCATCTACGATGGCCTGAATATCTGCGAATACGTCTACATTAGCAATGTTATCATCATTCCATTTCAGAGTAACATTACCTTTATTTTCGGCAGGCATGTTATAATCGATAGTCGTTTTAACACCACCCTCAGGGTTATTCGTTTCATCCAATGTGGCAATACCTTCATTAGATAACGCCCCCATAGCGATGATATCCAGTTTTGCCTGTACGCCTTGTACCAGAGTTCTAACATTGCCCCACATCAGATCAATAAGCTGTCTTTTTGCGACTTCTTCCGGAATTGATTTGCTGTCCAGAATTTCCAGAATCTTTCTGTAATCATCAATGGCCAAAGGCTGCGTAATTGCATGGTGAAGCACCTTTTGAGCAATAGTTTCAAGTCCATGAGTGCCCAATACCGGTTCTTTCGACTTATCGTCAATTGTTGCAGCCGCGATAGTGACATTATACTTGCCCTTAATTTCTTCAAAGTTTAATCCAATGGAAGGATAGTCCCAATTGAAAAATCTCTCATAGAATACGTTATCAAACAGCATTTTATGCTGTCTTGATACTGCATCAAAACGCAATTGAGTTTGCCTTGTGAGCTCTCCAAAAAGAGAACTATACTTTAATCTTTCTGCCATAGTATTACTGTTTTACGTAAATAATATTAGGGTTGTTTTTCATACAGATACCCTGCATCCATGAAGCGGGTAATTGCACTGTATATCCCAAAAGGACAACTGCGTCATACGCAGCCGAAACAGTGTCTTGATCACCGCCGGACAAAGGTTCAGTGTCTTCACCAACAACCGCGTTTGGTTCATACTTGGCCACAGAACTACTTGTAGCCGTCGCTTCAATAAGAACATCGTCTGCCGCAAGCCCCGAAATAGCAGACGACAATGTCAATACATCATAATCTGCATTTGACGTATCAATGGAAGATACCGTAACACCGGTTGTTTCCCCCTCCTTCATTACGATATCATTAATCTGAAATAAAGTTCCTTTAGGGACTCTCGGTTTTGTGGTTGTTCCGCCAGATACGACTTTTGCATATTTGGATACAGCCGCAGTAAGGGTTCCGATAACAATATGTAATGGCGTCCCTTTGGGAATTACTGTCCCTTTTGGGAAAGTCTGCAACAGTTTATATCCTCCAGGGAGGATTTTGGCTTCTCCACGCCAAAATACCGGCATGTTGCCAGCATAAGATTTACCTTCGAATTTAACTCCCATTTGTTTCTATTTTTTAATGGTTAATTTGCATCTGGAAGACCTTTTGCCCATTCTTCAGCCATTTCTTTAGATTTTTCCTCTGAAGTAGACAGAACGCCAGATGCGTTACTACTCTCAAGCCCTGCGGTAACAATGTTTTGCTTTACGCCTGCCAAGTAAGAGTTAATTGCAGCCTCATCCATTTCCGGGGTGATGGCAAATCCCTCTTTGGCTCTCCATTCCGGTATACCTAGTTCTTTCGCCTTAGAAGCGATCATATTAGCCCTTACAGCCTGCTGTTCCTTTGCTTTATAAGCATTGAGTTCTTCCTGTATAGGAGATAGTTTTGCCGCAAGCGCTTCTTCAATCATCTTCTGTAAGTCAGGTTCGTTTTTTTTCTGCTCGCCCCCACCAGCAGATTCTTCTTTCTTTTCCCCTTTCGCTTTATTGACAGCATCAGTTACCCGCTTATCAATACCACTCTGAAGAGAAGACAAGAATGTTTTTTGACCATCAACAACGGCCTGTAGATTTTCATCAGTTACAAAGCCTGTATTAGCAAGAGCTTCGGCCTGTCCCTTCAAGATTTCATCGCTTAACCCAAGATTTGAATAATTCTGTTTTAAGGAGTTGAAAATTTTATCTTTCATGTTTGATCGTTTTTAATTCAGCATAAAAGTATTAAGTAGCTAATTGGGAGAGAAATATTTAACTTAATGAAATACGACAATAGATTCATTGTCGTAAAATTGTGCCACTTTATAACAAAAAACAATACCATATAAATAATAATCCCTGTAAGAAGAATAGGATTGTGTCTTCTTGCAGGGATTATTATACTCCAACCGACTGTTGCTTGTCACTGCTTGATCGGCTGCGCATGCGCCGGCACATCCTTTAAATCGTACGGTCCCGGTGTCATAGCCTGTATGCAGAGGTACAATACTCCGTCCTGCGTGTAGTACTTGTTAAATTCAAGTGCCATATTTTGCTTATATGGAATAGGATCTTCTATCGTGCCGGAATGTTCTTCTGCGTCTACTATTTTCCACAGGCTTAGGGTAGCTGTGCTAGGCTTCCAGTTCTCTTGTGTGAGATGATCTTTAACACATTCCCAAAGGACATCTTCAACTCGGTATCGTTCACCGGTTTTGACGTTTATTCCGGTTTTCCATTCGGGGTATCGATCTTTGACCTGTAAGGCTTCCGACGGGGAAAGGTCATATGTATTTATCTCTTCTGTAGCCTCCTTGTCCAGTTCGTCCAAAGCCAATAATCTGCTGAACTGCCTATTGATTACGGGTTGTTCTCCTTCTGGATAAGTCCATTCTTCACTATTCAGTAGTTCGACAAAAGACGGATCGCTAAAACTATAGCGAGGAAAATCTTCATCATCGAAGGGTGCAAGGTATTCCTCATGAAGGATCACCTTACTCTGGTCTACACTTGTCCTCATTTCCGGGAGGACTTCTATTCCGTGGGACTTGCACCACACGATGTCTACAATTGCGTATTTCATATCCAATTATTTTTAATGTTACTTTGCTTTTAGGGTTTGGAGGTAGTTGTAGGCTTTGATACAGTCGTCTTTGGAAAGGATTCTTGGATAAATTGCAAGGTTCTTAAAAGCTATT